ATGAGCGATGATTTGCCTGTTGATTTAGATCCATTAACTGGGTATGAAAAGAAAGTAGGAAAAGGAAACTTCTATGAAACCTTCAATCCATTTAAAACATCAGAAGGCAAGCCTATTGCTGGCTATGCAACATTGTTAGAATATGATATTCCAGCATATATTCCCCCTAAATCTAAAGATGGCATTATGTTATCTGGCAACCAATATAAGCGATGGATAGAAATTGCTACAGATAATGGAGCATTAGAAAAACGTGTAGTAAGAATGGGTGAAATGTATAGACGTATTAAAGGCATGGATATGTCTGTAGCACAAAAAGCAATTAGCGGTGAGATATCTGACACTTATGGCAGAGCATGGAAAATGCTTGTTAGAGAAGATATTGATTTACAAATGGCGCTAGATGAGGTAAAACAACAACAACAAGAGATGGGTATTTATAAAAGGTAAATAATATGGCAGACTATCCAATAACCAATGTAGCAAGACGAATCGTATACACAGGATCTGCGGGTGTAGGCCCTTATGCCTTCTCATTTCCAGTCATTGTAAATACAGATATCGCTGTATATAAGAATGACGTATTACTCACACTCACCACAGATTACACTGTATCTATTAGTGGCGCAACAGGAACTGGATCAGTCACATTAGTATCAGCCGCTACTGGAACTGATCGTATCACAATCGTTGGTGCTAGACCAATTCAAAGATCAACAGACTTTGTAACTGGTGGTGACTTTTTTGCTAACACACTTAATACAGAATTAGACTCAGAAGTTATCTTTGTTCAACAAGTGGCTGAAACAGCAGAGCGTTCTATTAAAGCGCCTGTAACAGATCCTACTTCTATTAACATGGTATTGCCACTCAATACTGTTCGAGCTGGTAAGACATTAGCGTTTGATGCATCTGGTAATCCAGTCGCTGGTGATCCTATTGGAGTTTGGCGTGGTAATTGGGCTGCTGGCACATCATATCAAAACCGAGATCAAGTTAAAGACACAACAAACAATAATGTATATATTTGCGTAACTGCACATACATCATCTGGCGTATTACCTCTTACATCTAATGCTGATTATACCAAATGGGCATTAGTCGTAGACGCTGCTGCTGCTGCTTCAAGTGCTGCCGCTGCTGCATCTAGCGCAACATCATCTGCTGCTAGTGCTGCCTTAGCTAATGATTGGGCTACAAAGACTTCTGGTGCTGTGGCTGGTGGAGAATACTCTGCTAAATATCATGCTAATGCTGCATCAACATCGGCATCTAATGCAAGCACATCAGCTTCTAATGCTGCTACATCTGCATCTAATGCTTCATCTGCACAGACTGCTGCTGAAGCTGCACGTGATGCAACCCTAGCTGCATATGATAACTTTGATGATCGTTACCTTGGTGCTAAAGCATCTAACCCAACATTAGACAATGATGGCAATGCATTACTTGCTGGTGCTTTATATTACAACACCACTGTTCCAGAAATGCGTTTATATACTGGATCAGCATGGGTAGCTGCTTATGTATCTGGTGCATCCTATTTATCTGCTGCTAATAACTTATCTGATCTTGCTAACACTGCTACAGCTGTGAGCAATTTAGGATTAACTAATGCTGCTTTAACAAGTGCAGCAAATACATTTACTGCGACTCAAACATTTACAGGATCAACTACAGCATTAGGTGCAGTATTCCAAGATGCAGCAGAAGTAGCAACTGTGTCAGCAACTGCAGCTACAGGCACAATTAACTATGATGTTACTTCTCAATCTGTGCTTTACTACACAACTAATGCTTCAGCTAACTGGACAGTAAATATTAGAGGTAATGGCACAACATCATTGAATACTTTAATGTCTACAGGTCAAGCTCTTACAGTAGTATTCCTAGTATCACAAGGTGCAACTGCATACTATAACAATGCATTACAAATAGATGGATCATCTGTCACACCTAAATATCAAGGTGGCACAGCATGGTCTAGCGGTAACGCTTCAGGAATTGATGCTTACTCATATACTATCGTTAAGACAGGTTCAGCAGCATTCACAGTATTCGCAGCTCAAACACAATTCAAATAGGAATTAGTTAATGTCCTTACTATCACGCCTAGCCATACAAGCCGCAAGAGCTTATGGTATTCTATCGTCTAAAAGCACCAATGTATCTACTGACTATCTCGTAGTAGCTGGTGGAGGTTCAGGTGGTGGAGGGAATGACGGTTCAGGTGGTGGCGGCGGTGCTGGCGGTTATTTAACAAGCACCGTTACATTATCAACATTAAATACATATTCTATTGTAGTTGGAGCAGGAGCAGCAACAACAGCTACAAGTTCAAAAGGTGCTAACGGTTCTAATTCATCTTTGTCAGGCACAGGAATTACAACTGTAACTTCTATAGGTGGTGGTGCTGGTGGATACAACGCAGCAAACCAAGCTAATACAGGTGGTAGTGGTGGTGGACAAGGCGGTAAACAAAGTAGTGGAAATACAACAGGAACTACAGGACAAGGTAGCTCTGGCGGATATGGGTATAATGTATCATTAAATTGGACAGGCGGTGGCGGTGGTGGAGCTGGTGGTAATGGTGGAAATGGTGCGTCAGGTTTATCAGGAGCTGGCGGAGCAGGTTCTGCATCATCAATTTCAGGAACATCTATAACAAGAGCTTCAGGAGGTTCAGGAGGTGCATGGAATAGCGGTCAAGCATCTGGAGCAACAGCAGGCGGTGGTGGTGCTGGTGGCGGCGGTGTAGTTGCAGGAGGAAATGCAACAGTTAATACAGGTGGTGGAGGTGGTGGTGGTGGTCAAGATAGTCTTGGAGGTGCAGGCGGTTCAGGCATAGTCATCATATCTTACACATCTGCTACACCTAAATTCGTAGGTGGCACAATTACTACTTCAGGTGGTAAACAAATACACACATTCACATCTTCAGGCACATTAAGCCCTATTACACCTATTACAGCTAGTTATTTAGTAGTAGCTGGTGGTGGTGGAGGTGGAACTCCAAATATCAGTATATATTATGGTGGTGGTGGTGGAGGTGGTGGACTTTTAACATCATCCACAACATTATATTCAGGTGCAACTTATGTTGTCACAGTTGGTGCTGGTGGAGCAGTTAATACTAATGGCTCTGACTCTATTGTATCTGGCACAGGACTTACAACAGTTACTTCTACAGGTGGAGGTAAAGGCGGAGCATTTCAAACAAATGGAACAGCAGGCGGTTCAGGTGGCGGAGCTGGTGGTGATGGTTCAGGAGTAGCAAGAACTGGTGGAACAGGAAACTCTGGACAAGGTAATAATGGTGGCGGAGCTGGTGCAGCTGGTGGTTCTACTAACACAGGTGCTGGTGGTGGTGGTGGTGCAGGTGCAGCTGGAACAACATCTTCAACAAAAAACGGTGCTGCTGGTGGCGCTGGTTTAGCTAATTCTTTAAGCGGTTCATCTGTTACTTATGCTGCTGGTGGCGGCGGACAAAGAGGTTCAGATGGAACAGATGGAACAGATGGAGCAAATGGAACTGGATGGGTTAGCGCTCCTAATCTTGGTCATGGTGGCGCAGCTTCTGTTCAAAGAGCAGGTTCATCTGGTATCGTTATCATCTCATACGCTGGCTCACAAGTATTTAACGGTGGTCTAGTCACTACATCAGGTGGAAACACTATCCACACATTTACTTCTACAGGTGCTTTAACACCATTAACAAATAACCTAAACAACTCTTTAAGGTTTAGAAGTAGTGCGAGTGCTTATTTATCAAGAACTCCAGCAAGTGCTGGCAATAGAAGAACATGGACTTGGAGTGCATGGGTTAAGCGTGGCTTAATGCCAAACGATACAAGTCAATACTCAATGCTTTCGTCTGGTGGTTCTGGTGGCGATGCAATTATGTTTTCTGATGGAAACAAATTTACAGTTAATATTGGGCTTCTTGGTATAAACGCTGGAGTAATTCCTACTCAAGTTCAAAGAGATCCATCTGCTTGGTATCATCTTGTTGTTGCGATTGATACTGCACAGGCAACTGCATCAAATAGAGTAAAAATGTATGTCAATGGTGTTCAAATAACATCTTTTAGCACTACAAATTACCCATCTCAAAATACTGATACAACAATTAATTCAACAACTGTTCAAGACATTGGTAGACAAACTACTTATGGGAATTACTTTGATGGCTACATGGCAGATGTAAACTTCATTGACGGTCAAGCACTAGAACCCTATTACTTTGGCAACAATGACGCTAATGGTGTATGGAAACCTATCCTATATAAAGGCACATACGGCACAAATGGTTTCTACCTAACATTTGGCAACACAACATCCACTACAACATTAGGCTATGACAGTTCACCTAATGGCAATAATTGGACTTGTAACAATATTAGCTTAACTGCTGGCACAACTTATGATGCTATGACAGATGTGCCTACTAATACAAGTGCGACTGTGGCGAATTATGCTGTAGTAAATCCTATTTTTACTAGAACTCCAAATGTTACTATATCTTATGCCAATTTAAGAATATCAACATCAGCCGCAGCAGATTCTTATTTTTCAGGAACTATGGGAACTGGAACATCTGGAAAATACTATTATGAAATGACATATACAAGTGCTGGAAATGCAATTCTTGTTGGTGTTCAAAGTAACCCAACAACAGGTAATGCAAATGGTGGCACTTATAGAAGTAATACAGGAACTATATATAATTTAGATGGCACAACAGCAACTACAGGTGCAACATTTACAACAGGCGATATAATTGGTGTTGCTATTAATGTTGATTCAGGTTCGGTAACATTTTATAAAAACAATGTATCACAAGGTTCGTTTTCATTTACTGCTGGAACAGAAATGTTTATGTTTGGCAGAACCAACGGAACAGGTAGTGAAACTGCTGATTTTAACTTCGGTCAAAGACCATTTACCTACACACCACCTACAGGCTTTGTAAGACTTAATACATTTAACCTTCCTACACCTACTATATTGCAAGGTAATAAGTATATGGATGCAACGCTATATACAGGAACAGGAACTACACAAGTAGTGGTAAATCAAGCTCAATTTAAACCTGATTTAGTTTGGGTAAAAGTTAGAAGCACAACAGGAACTCATGTTTTAACAGACTCAAATAGAGGTGCTAACAAACAATTATTCTCTAACTTAAGTAATGCTGAAGCTACTGCAACTAATAAAATTACAGGCTTTTCTTCAAATGGTTTTACTTTAGGTGCAGATGATGGTTCAGGAACAGGTGATGCAAACTTTAATGGAAGCACTTATGTAGGCTGGCAATGGCAAGCTGGTCAAGGTTCAACATCATCAGGCACAGGAACAGGTGGTATTACAAGCGTTACACAGTCTGTAAATACAACTGCTGGCTTTAGTGTTGTAACTTATACAGGTTCTGGTGCTAATGGAACAGTAACGCATGGGTTAGGTGTTGCACCAAAGATGATAATTGTAAAATGGCGTAGTGGTGGCGGTTTAACTGCTCAAGATTGGAATGTTTACCATACTTCTGTTGGTGCTACAGCAAGATTATTTTTAAATACAACTGCTGCCTCTGCAACAACTTCTGTAGCGTGGAATAATACTGCTCCAACATCATCTGTATTTAGTATAGGAACAGGCACAGATGTAAATGGAAATGGTGCTGCTTATGTAGCCTATTGCTGGGCAGAAATAGCAGGGTTTAGTGCATTTGGTTCTTACACAGGTAATGGTTCTACAGATGGTGCATTTGTATATACAGGGTTTAGACCTAAATGGATTATGTTAAAACGAACTGATGCAGCTAATATATGGTTAATTGGTGATTCAAGAAGAGATGGATATAATTCTGCAAATCCTTCAGCAAATAAACAATTACAAGCACAAGCAACAAACGCAGAAAGTAATTTTGACATAGATTATTTATCAAATGGGTTTAAATTAAGAAATATAGACTCATATTTAAATGCTTCAGGTGGAACATACATATACATGGCATTTGCAGAAAACCCATTCAAAAATAGTAACGCAAGATAACAGGAGAAAACATGGCACATTTTGCACAATTAAACGATGAGAACTTGGTTACCCAAGTAATTGTTGTTGCTAACCAAGACACAGCAGATAAAGACGGTGTAGAAAATGAAGCTATCGGAGCTGAATTTTGCACTAACCTTTTAGGTGGTCGTTGGAAACAAACTTCATACAACGGTAATATCCGTAAGAACTACGCAGGTATTGGTTACAAGTATGATGAAACTTTAGACGCTTTCATTCCGCCACAACCCTATGCTTCATGGACTTTAGACGAAGCAACTTGTCAATGGAAAGCACCTGTAGACTATCCTACAGACGGTAAGAGATATACTTGGAATGAAGAAACTTTAACTTGGGATAATGTAGAGGAGTAGTATGGTGAAGCCAGATGTAGAATCAAGACTAAGCACACATGAAGAAGTCTGTGCATTAAGATACGATCAAATTAATGCAAGACTTAAAAGACTAGAGAGTATTCTTATGGCTTCTGCTGGTGCAATCATACTACTATTATTGAGCATTGTATTAAAATGAAACATATCATTGGATTATTTATCGTATGCATTCTACTTGCCTTAATTCATAAAGCTCATGCCGACACAACTACCATCAATAACAAAGGGATGCCCGTTCCAAGCGCTATGGCCCCATCAATGTCAGGGTTCTCTAACGACATGTGTAAGTCTGGTGTCAGTGGTGGCGCAAACACAGGCATGTTTTCTATCAGTGGAGGCGCTACAATCACTGATGAAAACTGTGAACGAATCAAACTAGCTAAGACACTTAATGACTTAGGCTTAAAGGTAGCAGCAGTATCTGTATTATGTCAAGATCCTAGAGTATGGGATGCCATGGAAATGTCTGGCTCACCATGTCCTATTGGTGGATCACTAGGCTTTACAGCTAAACGTGCATGGCATGAAAGAGAACCTAAACGATTTGAGAAACTCTATGGTCCGACATACACGTTACCTCTCGTTAATCCTTCTGTGGAGTAATCTATCTTATGCATGGTATTGCACATATGTTCCAACAACTCAAGGCTGGATTTCTAACTTACAGTGCTATGGCATTGACGATGCTACAGCGCTTACTACAGCATGGTGTCCGTATAGGCCAGATGATCCTATCTGCGCTCCATACATTCAGCCAGTCTGCACTGATTCAGTCGAGTATCAATCGCTTAGTTGCCCTCTACCACACTACAGTGGCGTGGTTAATCAGAGTCGTTCCTATAGTTGTAGCCAAGGTGCTTGGACTTCTTGGACAACTACGTCAGATAATTGCACACAAGATCCGCCAACTTGCTTCACGTCTACTGAACAAAGGACCTTAGCATGCGAAGCTGGATACACTGGATCAATACTAGAGCAAAGAACTTCGACATGCTCAGATCCATACTCGACTCCAGCGTTTGGTTCTTGGACTCAAGTTACCAATACTTGTGTCAAGTCGATGGACAATCCAACGAATCCGATCAGTCCGACAAGTCCACTCAGTGTGACAAGTCCATTGAATCCCATCAATGCACCAGCCATGCCAATAGATCCTGTAACTGTGCCGATGGATGCTGCGCAGACTCAGACTCCAATGGCAACTACTTCGGTGCAACCAGAAGTGAAGGCAGAAGGCAGACAAGAATCACAGCCCGTATCGAGAACAACCGCAAATACAGAAGTGAAGCTAGACCCAAAACAAGAGCTTCCGAAATCAAAGGAACTCGTGCCTGGGTTTGGGATTGTTATGAGTATGCAACTTCTAACACAAGCATACACGATACGGAATCAACAGATCATCGAAGCAATCAACATGGAGCAAGAGAATGACTACGCAAGAGAACAAGAAGTATACTTTAAACTTATCCTCGCAGATGATATTGGGGATAATCTTATCGGTGCTAGTTCCTATCAGTGGGGCAGTCTATTACGGGATAACCCTATTCAACGATTTGACTTCGACAATTGAAGAAGTCAAGAAGATGAGTGATGTAGAAACACGCATCACATTACTTGAAGATAAAGTTAAAGCTGCTGACAATCGTATGATTGAATTAGCTATGTCTAATAACAGAGCTTATGAGAAAGCATCAGAAGCATTTGCATCTTCTAAAGAAACATCTGCCATCATTAAAGGATCACAAAGAGAAGTTGATGTATCTCTTAACGCAGTGCGTGAGGAGATGAAAGCATTACGTAAATCAACGATCAATCCATTGGCTAAGTAATGTTTATCACAAAGGAATTTATAAAGGGTCTATACGAAACCTTTATATCTGCCGATGTGTATAAGAAGTATGCTAAGTATCCGCCTTCAAGTAAGGTAAAGTTTACCATCAAGGATACGATAGAAGCCTATGGCGAATATAAGCCAGAGGAAAAAGAGTTTAATTCTAAGCATGAGATTATGATCTCTGTTGGAAAGTGTGGGTTCTTAGATACAGTATGTAAGACTATGCTACATGAGTTAATACATATGGGGATCTATATTAACAATCCTAACTCTAATAAATATCTATCTCATCAAGGTGAGTTTAAACGCATGCAAAAGAAAGTATCTAAAGAGTTTGGATTTGATTACAAGGAGTTATAAATGTTAAGTATTATTAGTGGACTACTAGGCTTTGCAACATCTGGTCTACCATCTGTGCTAAATTTTTTCCAACAAAAAGGTGACCAAGCACACGAACGTGAGATGGCTAAGCTACAGAATGAACAAGCTATGCGTATGGCAGAGGCTGGATTCGTAGCACAAGAAAAGATTGAGGCTATCAAACTAGAGGAAGTCAATGCAGAAACCTATGCTCAAGAACGTGTAGCGCTTTATGACTATGCTAACAAAGAAGCAGAAGGCGCATCACAATGGATCATTAACTTACGTGCATCTGTTAGACCAGTGATTGCTTATGCCTTTATGTTTATCTTATTGTTTACAGACATCGTAGGTTTAATCTGGGCTATTAAGAGCAGTGGCTTTAGTCCAGAAGCTATGGAAGCTATATTCTCTACAGAAGAAATGGCTATCCTTGCATCAATAATTGGATTTTATTTTGGGTCAAGACGCTGGGGCAAATGAGAATATCCGATCGTGGTATCAAACTTATTAAACATTTTGAAGGCGTGCGTTATAGGCCCTATCGTTGTGCTGCTGGGCTGTATACTGTGGGTGTGGGTCATCTTATTGGTGATGGTAAATCGTTGCCTACAGAGTGGAATAGAACTTTTACAGAGGATGAAGTAAATGCTTTACTCAGATCAGACATTGCTCGCTTCGAGCTTGGAGTATCTCGAATGTTATCTCAGGTGCGCGTTAAGCAATGTGTCTTTGATGTGTGTGTTAGCTTTAGCTTTAATCATGGGCTTGGATTATTTCAAAGATCAACCTTCCGTCAAGAGATTATTAGAGGCAATGAAGAAGGTGCTGTCAATTCGCTTCTAAAGTATTGCAAAGCACGTGTGAATGGCGTGCTAAAAGAAGTGCGTGGTTTGAAGTTAAGACGTGAAGCAGAAGCCAAGATGTTCCTTGCAAACTATTAAGTAATGTGATATCGTTTCGTAACTCCACTATGAGGATACGAAATGAAATACAAATCAGTATTAGTCATCTCTGATCTACACATTCCCTATCACCATCCCGATGCATTCAACTTTCTTAAAGCGCTCAAGGCAAAATACAAACCAGATCTCGTTGTTAATATTGGTGACGAACTTGATATGCATGCGATGTCTATGCATGATTCTGACCCTGATCTATTCTCTGCTGGCCATGAGTTGGCAGCATCTATTGCATACATTCAAACGCTAGAAAAGATATTCCCTAAGATGGTGATTGTGCATAGCAATCATTCATCTATGTTATACAGACGTGCATTAAAACATGGTGTGCCTAAGGGTTATCTCAAAGACTACAATGACTTCCTAGGTGTAGGCAAAGGCTGGCAATGGGTAGAAGATCATACGATTACTTTATCTGATGGCGCTCGTTGCTTCTTTACACATGGCTTATCTGCTGACGTGCTTAAGGTAGCCATGCAATACGGGATGAACACAGTGCAGGGCCACTACCATACCAAGTTTAGTATTGGATATTACTCTAACCCAGATGCATTAGTATGGGGTATGCAAGTAGGCTCGCTTATCAATCAGAAGTCTATGGCATTTAATTATGCTAAGAACTTTAAGACTAGATTCATTGTCGGATGTGGCATGATACTCGATGGCCAACCTAAATTAATGCCAATGGTTCTTAACACAAATGGTAAGTGGCATGGTAAACTTGTTTAGTGGAAAATCCAACATCAGAACAATTAGATATCTTAGATAAACTTATCGGTCGTAAGATTTGGGATATTGAAATCATAGAAGAAGAACCTCTTGCTATTCTTAGAATTTTTTTGACAGAAAACCAAGATGATTACATAGAGATTAATGCTGAATACATGCAAATGCTCTACATCTCTCCAAAACCTAGCAAACTACACTAAAAAGTTAATACCCTAGCCTACCCTTGGCTACGATCGTGCGTTATAGAGCGATTGTGTAGGTCTCTCTTTATAATCAATGAGTTACGATAGTAATATCCACACATAGCAATAAAAAGATACACACGATACACACTAGCGTGACTAACTGTTCTTTATTCGTCATATCTTTCCCCTAATCCATGCTCATACTTAAATTCTTTGATGTCCATTTCATCTTCAATTAAATCATCGTAATTTTTTTGAAGTATTTTGACTGGCTTCTTGAGTGTTGCTGGTTTTAATTCTACATCATCATCCATAATATTCTCCTAGTAAAATATATGATTGTTAATAATAGTTCTTGGCTTCATGCCCCATTGATTGTTCAAGTCAATATGATGAAAGTAACTAGCGCCTTTGCTAGTATCTTTGATCTCTTGCTTGATAATTTTTTGGGATAATTCTATGAAGGGTTTGAGTGTGCCATATGAGGGAATAACTTTAGTCTTGGTAGTCCATTCAAATTGATTTCTTTTGAAGGTCTCCGAGCATATATTCTTCTGGTCAAAGTCTGCTCTCCGATAAAGCACGTATCCCACTGCCACTTGGCCAGGGATTGGTTCACCCCTAGCCTCATGGAACATGGTCAAACTCATACACATCACTGCTGCAACGTCTAACATAAAGTCTCCTTTGCTTAGGTAGCTTTCATGGTTATCCGTATATACTTTCTATATACTTTAGGCATAATGAACTCACGAAAGGAGAACTACTATGTGGACAACACCAGCAGCTACTGAAATGCGTTTTGGCTTTGAAGTTACAATGTATGTAATGAATAAGTAATCCAAGCATACACAGAGAAGGCAATGCCTACGGAGACTTTAGTAGCTCTCCATATGCGTTGCCTTTTCTCTTTGGGTGACTCTAATGTCACCTCGTATTCATAGCCATTGATCTCTTTAAATGAGCGTGGGAAACGCCATTCAAAAGCATTAAAGTTAGTTTTGTATTGTTTCATTTGGTTTTCCTTTCACATTGTTGATGCGAGTGGCTTGCTTGCCTATGTATTGCATCTTTACTGTTACTGGTAAGCGGTTTAGTGTAGGCTGGTTAGCTTCTACTAATGCTTTTAGTTTCGATATCTTATCCTCTGGATTAAGGCTAGAATTAACTAGCTGTTCAGAAATTTCATCAAACTTTGCTTGCCATGTCAAGACATCTGTGAGTTCTAATGGGTCTTTGCCTGGAATATAGAAGGTAAATCCATTAGTTTGTTGCTTTTTTACAACACTGCCAGCTCTTTCTGTGGCTAAATTGCCATCATCATCCTCTGGGGCTATGCCACAAGTAGCCATAAGGCTATATCTACGGGCATATGTCAGAGCTGAACCATATCCTTGTGGATCTTGCTTAGGTGCTGGCACATGTAAGATACCACCAGTTAAAGTCTCACCACTTTCATGGATTAATATGGTTTCAATCTTGACACCATTCTCACAATCATGAGTGGTTTGTATCAAGGCAATGCCATTATTATTGAGTGCATCTAAGACAGCTTCAATACATCCATCTAAAGACACATACTTAGATCTAAAGTGTGGATTGGTTGATGTTTTTAATGCTGGTGCAAACTCTTTCTGTGCCTTAACAAAGGCTGTTGCTATAGTTTTCATACTTTTCTCCTGTTGTTGTTGTAATTCACTCATAACTTCTACTTCAAAACGATCTTGGTCATTCATACATATCCTCCTTGACCTCATTCAAACCTACTGAAAAATCAAACAAATGCATAGGCAAGAGCTTACTGAATGGAACATAGTGGCATCTATAGCCAGCATCCCCACCTAGTTTAGATCCAAAGTCCTTGAGCGGAGCTTCGTCTACTTGCTCATGCACTGCATAGCCTACTAATATTGCTTTCATTCCAGAGGTAATTGCTTTTGTTTCTCTTGGAACATCAATCAATATCTGCACATAAAAGTCTGGCTTTCTTTTACGAGCGTAATCTTCTCTTACAAGTAAGTGTAAATTATCTTGATAAGGATGAGCGCTTGTCTTGATCTCTATCTTATTAAAGAAATCAACCTTGCCTTTTGTGTTATACATATCATGAAGTTTCCAATCTTTTAAATACCACTTGGCAAATACTAACTCGCCAACCAATCCTAAGACTGTATCATAAGGTGATGCCTTCGTTCTATTAACTTCCGTATACTTAGATGCTATTGTTGCTGCATCCAACATCTCTTGATCGATGTAAGTATAAGGTTGCCTTATCATATACGATCCTTGATAGATAGTTTAGATTGTCTAATGACATACGCTTCTTTAGCTGGCACAGTTTTTGCTGGCTGTGCTTTATATTGACGCATAGGCCACGATATTTTGTAACGACCCGCATTACACACTTCTGCATCACGCATTTGCTCCATGATGTTGATCTGTAAGCGATCAATCTGATTCTCTAACTCCATGATTTGCTCACGAATTGTAATGATCTTCTCAGCTTGTAGCTCAACTTCGGGTAACTCAATCGCACTCTTTTCCGCACGATCAAACACACGACTGGCTTCAAAAGAATTGTCAAGCGGATACCAATCTATTTCTTCATTAGATTTATACTTATCTAACTTAGCTTGGAATTCCTCAACAGCTTGATGAATCATATTGACTTGATCTTCATCACGCTCATACAAGAAAATACGAAGTGTTGTGCCACGATACAGCACGCATAGCGCACCCCACTTGGCTTTCATAATATCCATCTGTCCTTGCAACTGAATGACACAACGATAAACAGCTGGGGTATCTTCGACATCCTGTGCTGTAAGCTTGGCCTCTAATATACCTAATCCATCTAACTTGATAGGCTTAGTGCCATCATTCATCACATAAATGCCATTACCAACATCGGTGAATATTTCATTCCCGACACCCTGAGCAGTGCCATCAAGCGAGCAAGCCAGTGGAATGCTGTCATGGAAATAGGGCTGATCGTGATCGAGGTTATCAATCTCACAGCCTAATCTTTTAACAGCTTCGGATAGGATTAACTTCTCTGTAAGATTGCCCCATATCATTGGCTCATTCTCAATAAACTCTGGCTCGATGCCTTGATAGTATTCAATGCTTTGTTTTAATTCATCATTCGGCGTTCTAAACTTGCTAAAACCTAACAAGGCTGGAAGCCTTGAGCATGACATCATGTCATTCGGAGTCAGTTTCCCCACCATATTTTCTCTCTCTTTCTTTAATTGTATTGAAATACCATTGAACGTTAGAGCCTGTCCATTGGCGGTTAAGATAAGTCTTGATACCTAACTCATTGAGCTTCTTTGCAATGCCAACACATGTAGGCTTATCCGCCTGTTGTATTGCAATATCCACCCATTGTTTAATGCTTAAAGCGTATTGTGCTGTGTGATAAGCGCGTCTATTGCCTCCAGCTGTGCCAATCTCTTTGAGTTTATCTCTAGGCGCTCCGAGCTGGATGCCTCTAGCTTTGGCAGCTCTCAAAGCGTTTTTAGTATTGATCGAGATTTGCCGCCTTGTTTCCTCGTTTAATACAGCTCGAATATGCAATTCGAAAATACTTGCTTTGGGGGTTTCAGCGATGACCAATGGAACCTTCTTTTCCAATAGCTCAGACATGAGATGAACAGAACGCGTTAATCTACACTGTTTAGCTACCAATAGGAATTGATCTTTTTCAAAATCTAAAAGTGCAAGCGCCTTGAGCAGCTCAGGCCTATGATTATGAGAGCCGCTCTCGATGTCGGTAAACTCGGCCACGATCTCAGCGCCTTCCGCTCGGGCGTAGGCGTAGCATATTTGCTGCTGCGCCTCTAAACCTAGCCCGCTTTCACCTTGCTTATCCGTAGACACGCGATAATAAGCTATAAATTTCATATATAACCTTTCATGGTTTAAAGTTTAGTCTTGAAAATCTATTGCATTTTTAACAGCATATTCAATCAAGTTATATAATTCCTCGCCGTATTCTGTATTGCGAGTGCCGTCTTGATTATCTGGATCATGCTCAATGCATTTTTTAGCAATGCCAAAATGATCTACAATCTCAAAATAAACTTCCTGAGTGATATTGCATACTTGATCTAATTCTAAAATGTTGATACTCATTATTAATACCTTTCATGGTTTCGGCCAAAGTTAGCCCCTTAAAGCCCCTATAAAGAGGCTTTAAAAGATAACTCTAGAATGCTAGGAATAGAATGAGCCAACAATAAGCGCTTATAAATCCTAATACTAGCCAAATAAAGTGTTTTAATAAGTTAGTCATAATGTGCCTTTCGTGGTTAATTTAATGATAATTGATGCGCGATGCTTTCGATCTCGCTATATGGAATAGTGTGACAGCCAACAGTTAAGACATCATCTTTAAAGCTATTAACTGAGTAATTGCCTAAATGAATAGAATGATGATCTTTGACATATGAAACGCCTTTTTCATGCCATGACTTAATCAAACCCCAAAACTTAATAGCATGATCGACAGGAATGCGAGCGCCTCGCGTGGTTTGAATTTCATCATCTTTAATACGTAGCGCTGTAACCTCAAAGAAGTTACGCACATCTAAACCCGCGCGCCAATTCTCGAGGGCTTCCGCTTGCTCTTTGATTCTTTTAGCTTGTGCAATCTTAGCTAATTCTTTGGCCTTTTTGTCAGCTTCTATAGCTTGCGCCTGAATAGATGTAAGATCGGGCATTGCATAATTTAGATTTAATAATTGCGCGTATTTATTAAGATTTTCATAGATAAAAATAGCCTCTGAATAATATATTCCAGCTCGAATGCGAGCGCGTGAAGCCTTAACTAATAGTTTAGCGGCCTTATCCTCGCTATGTTTTAGAATAAGGGTTTCAAAATCTCTTTGGCCATATACTAAAGTGTTTAAGTTCATTTTAGGAATGTTTAAAAAGATAGTGTCAAAGTGATTTGAGGCGCTTCTAGCGTGGCCTTGATGTTTTGATGTGCTGTGGCTATATGATGCGGTGTTGATAATTACAGTATTGCGCTCAGGTATTAAATGCGCGATAGCTGTGTTATAACTGAATAATACGCCATAATGGCATGACATCGAATTAGCGCTTTTATAAACGCTTGAATCAGGGTCATTCGCCCAAATATGTGCAAGTTCTGAATTGCTGGAGTATTTAGTTCTCATTTTAGTTACCTTTCATGGTTAAGTTAAAATTATTTACTATTTGATTTGCTTCTTTTAATGGAATGTTATAGACACTTGAAACTGAATAAGGGTCTACTTCTAAATTGAGCTTATATGCTTTTAAAAGACTATCCATAATTAGCATATATTTATTGATTGAAGTTACCATTTTATATACCTTTCAAAGTTTAAAAAATGTGTGTTGCAAAAGTAAGATTATAGATATCTCATAAACATGTCAATAGGTAATTGTAAAATAATTTGATATAATAACTAAATGATTGATTCTCAATATAAAATTCCCGAGCAAATAAAGCTAAAGACAGTTAAAAACGAGGATTTAAGGCGCTTTTGCGTGGTTCCAATTAAGGCATTCTTAAATAAAAAGCTAACAGGGGAAAATCTAAGAGTTCTAGCTGTTTTAGCTTCTTATGCTAACAAGGGCGGATTCTCTTTTGTAAGCTGTCTCACAATAGCTAAAGACTTAGGATGCACAAGTCAAAACATAAGTAAACACCTAAAAAAGTTAGAAGCTCAAGGGGTCATTGAATCATTCAATAACTACTTTCCAAAGCTCAAAGGGAACACAAGGCGCATTATCTATGATGACAAAATAAAGAGAGAAGATGTCAGTGAATACGATCTAAAGAACTCAGAGATTAGCGAGATATTAAAGACTAATAAGATATTAAATGAAGTCAATGAGAATGATTCTCAATATCATGTAGTTTCACAATCAGCAATTCAGAAGGATGATGATATAACTAGCTTGTTTAATACTATAACAAAAGAGAGCCAACTTATAGAAGCTGAGAAGCTATTAGCACAAGGATTAACACCTAAAGAAGTCAGAACCCGCATGGCTCTAGGTTCATAAGGTCATCTCATAGTATAGCAAAGGTTCCTTTGCCATACTCTTAAATGATTAGGGCTATCTTAACATCCCTTATCTATCAAGGCTTTCATTGAAGGCATTGCGCCTATAGTGCAACATCCGATATTCCAAAGACGACCCTTTACCCCCCACACCCTCACTCATATCGTAGGGTATATCTCACAAATTTTTCCCACTTTTTTGAAAACACTTGTAGTCTCCAAATGGTATGTCTTAGCAAAAGCAAACCTTACTTTAGGATTTCCTTCATAAATATATAAACTAAATACAAACCAAATAGGATGTAATCTAGGAGCATGTAGGTAACATAGAAGAATAACATAGAGTTCGTGCCGAAATAGAACCTAACCCGATAATAAACAGTATTGTTAAATTATCTTACTAACCTTTTAGGGTTGTAGCTTCTCGTTTATCTAGGTGACATAGATGGCACTACGCTCTATGTTCAGTGATCTGATCCCCGATACTGTTGTTTGTATCCCATCCAGGAACAAGCAATAAGAAAGATCCACCGACTTACACCACGTTTATCCCTATCTGTCAGCTACTACATTTAGGAGGGCTGGGTAATGGCCCCGTTATGATTAATATAATAGATAATGAAATATGAGTCAAGTTATAAATATATTTGACATAGATATCTTTATCAGATATATTGATTGACATGAGCAAAGGATCTAAACCAAGACCATTTACAGACAAAGAAATCTTTGATGCTAACTTTGATCGCATCTTTGGTCGTAAGAAACCATCTCGTATAGATACTATCGGACAAAATGGTAACGATGGTCAGCATTATGAATACGAACTCAATAAATCCACAGGTGAAGTTGAGAAGAAGTTTAACGATGGACATTAAAGACTGGATGAAGTCCATGGCTCATGAGTTTGGTAGCTATGAATACAAAGTCAAGTATCAAAATGATAAAGGCATGATAGAACTAAAGTCTCCTGGGTATAAAGAAGATCCACCAAACCTAAAAGCCTATAAAGCGATTGATTGTGTTTTGCCAGTGTATTTAAGAAATACCAAACCACAGGCAAATGCACGCGATAAAAAGAAAGTTATTAAGCAAGTAACCAAGTATAAGGAGATCACATGAGCGAGTCCACATTAAAACCATTCCTTGTTCGACTAACACCAGATAGTGTTGCGTTGTTAGATAAAGCAAGCAAAGATCAAGGTAAAACAAAAGCATCTATTATTAATAATGCAATTAAATACTATTTACGTAATGGTGATTTGAATAGTCGTTTAAGTCAAGTGATTGGTGAATGATTATAGAGTTGCCTTATCCACCAAGTGTTAATACATATTGGAGAGCCAATGGCAAAAGAAGATTCATTTCAAAAGAAGGCGTGTTATTCAAAACAGCAGTCCAAGCCATCTGCCTTAGAGACAAAGTGGGATCTTTTGGCGATGCTCGCCTTTGCGTTAATATTTACATTCATCCTAGAAGTAGGCGTATATTTGATCTCGATAATTGCTTAAAGGCTATTTTAGATGCATTGATGGCAGCCAACGTATATGATGATGACTCACAAATTGATATGTTATCCATTACAAGGAGCGATCCTAGGAAAGGTGGAGCAGCAGTAGTTAGTATTAGTGAATATGGCACTTAAGTATGCGCATTATATTGACGCAGAACCAAGTCCATTAGGAACAAGATTCTGTTCAGCTTGTTCAAGGCATCAACAAAGTCACCATGGTAAGTGGAAAGTATCGCTGAATGGTAGGAATAGACGATGGATATGTCAAGATTGTATGAATAGACGTGTAGAAGTTAAGCCAATTAAATAAAGGAGAAAGCTATGGCAGAACAAAAACCAAGAAAACCAGGCACAGGCGTTGCATTTACAAACAAAAATAAGAAAGAAGATTGGCATGCTGATTGGACTGGCGAGTTTGCAGCACTTGATGGCACAATTTATTATCTTAATGTAGCGAAACGTGTTGCTGGACATAGCGGTCAAGAATATATGACTGTCAGTTTAGGTAAACCAAAGCTAGCTAAAGGTGAATCAAGTAGCGCACCTAAGGCAAACTTTGATGATCTCATTGACGACATGCCATTCTAATGGATGAAGTCAAAAAGAAAAATCCAATCCCTTCTCTTGCTGGCTATGGTGGTGTCCGTAGCCTTCAAAAGAAACTTGAGCGTTCGACTACGCTTCAGCAGAATCGTGAAGCTGTTAGCTATTCTCTCTTATGTATGGCGAATACAAAGCTTACTGATATTATGGAATGGGATGAGCAAGGTAATATTAAAGTTAAACCGAGTAAGGATATACCAGACCATGCTCTACAAGCCATTAAGTCCATTAAGTCGAATACTAAAGTTGATAAGGAAGGAAATAGTTATACGACTCTGGACATTGAGTTGTGGGATAAGGTTGGAGTCTTACGCTTACTTGCAAAAGCATCTGGCTTATTAGATAATCCAGAAGAATCAGATAAACCAAGCGTATTAGGTATTAACATACGCGCACCCGAGGTGATAGACAATGGCGAAGCCACAGGATCAGATAACAAAGATACTGAATGAGCGTCAAGCAACACATGGTGATTATTTATCTAAATGTGTTTTCATTCAAATAGTCAAAGAACAAATGCGTGATGAAAACGGAAATTGGCATAGATTAGATTCAGACATGCAAGAATCATTAGATATGGTGATACATAAAATCAGTCGTATACTTTATGGAGATCCATATCATACTGATAACTGGTTAGATATAGCTGGTTATATTATGTTAGTTGGTAATCGTTTACAAATTGAGGAGGAATTTAATGAGCGCACCAAATAGTTTAGAAGAACGTATACAAAAGTTAAGAGATGCTTATGCATTAAATAACATTTATCAAACGGAGTCATTACAGATTATTGATGCATTGCAAGCACAGATAGCAGTGTTGAATCAATTACTAGCACTCGAAATTAAAGACATCGATGGCTAATAAAAAAGAAGTATCTCAAAAGGCCATTCATGGCCCTGGGATTGATTTAGACTTTTCTACAGCGCCAACTACTTGGCAATTCCTACAGTCTGATGCATTCGTGCGTGGACTAATGGGGCCTGTAGGCTCTGGTAAATCCTATGCATGTGCCGCAGTGATTATGATGCGCGCAGTCAGACAAAAGCCATCACCTATTGATGGTATTCGTTATACACGATTTGTGATTGTGCGTAACTCATATCCAGAGTTAAAGACAACGACAATCAAAACATGGCAAGATTTATTTCCAGAGAACACTTTTGGTCCAATGCTATATACTCCTCCTATTACTCATCACATTAGACTCCCAGCACGGGGTGATGCTGCGGGGATTGATTGTGAAGTAATTTTTTTAGCATTGGATCAACCTAAAGACGTAAGAAAACTATTATCACTTGAACTGACAGGAGCGTGGGTCAATGAAGCTCGTGAATTACCTAAAGCAGTTATTGATGGACTTACACATCGTGTGGGTCGTTATCCGACACAACGTGACGGAGGACCTACTTGGCATGGTGTGTGGATGGATACTAATCCAATGGATGATGACCACTGGTGGTTTAGATTAGCAGAGAAAGAAAAGCTAAGTGGTAAATATGCATGGCAATTCTTTAAACAACCTGGTGGTGTTACAGAAGTATCTCCAGGCGATTTGCCAGAGAATCCAGAAGCGAATGACCATATATTTTCTGGTGGTCGTTGGTGGAAGATAAATCCTAAAGCTGAAAACGTAGGTAATCTACCCGCGGGTTATTACATGCAGATGTTAGGCGGTAAGAACCTAGATTGGATTAAGTGTTATGCCGAAGGTAAATATACATACGTTCAAGAAGGTAGACCCGTATGGCCAGAGTATGACGATCATGCTATGAGTGGTGAAGTTGATTACGATCCAGAACACTCACTTCAAGTGGGTCTTGACTTTGGTTTGACACCAGCCGCAGTGGTAGGTCAGCGTTATCCTAATGGAAGATGGGTTATCTTAGACGAGATTGTAACTTTTGACATGGGACTAGAGCGATTTGGTCAGCAATTACTAGCAGAACTTAATGCTAAATACCCAAAAGCACAAGTCATGCTATGGGGTGACCCAGCTGGTATGCAACGAGATGCGATTTATGAAGTAACAGCATTTGATTATCTACGAACTCTAGGGTTACGCGCACAACCTACACCATCCAATGACTTTAAGGTGAGACGAGAAGCTGCGGCTGCACCTATGCAACGACTTATTAATGGCAAACCTGGACTAATTGTCAATACAAAATGCAAGATGATACGTAAATCACTTGCTGGTGGTTATCATTTCAAGCGTGTATCTGTTGGTGCTGGTCAAGAAAGATTTAGAGATGCGCCAAATAAAAACGAACACTCACACGTAGGTGATGCTTTTGGCTACTTACTCCTTGGTGGTGGTGAACATAAGCGTATGACTAAGAGTCCGTTGCAAGCATCAACTATTATTGCCCAAACTGTTGCTTCTGCTGACTTCGATGTATTTAAATAACCTACCAGAAATCATTAAACATCTGCCAGAAGTCAAAGGCGTTTACTATCTACCATTCATGGATAGTCATTTAGATGTATTAGAAGATGCTCAATACTATTTTAATTCTAAAATGGGTAAAGAGCATGCTAAGACACAGATATCTTATCAAGCAGAATGCGGTCCAGCCATTACAGCCTTTGTTTATGGGAAGCCAGCAGCTGTATTTGGATGTGTATTAATGTGGAATGGCGTAGGTGAGATGTGGTCTATCTTTTCCGATAGCTCTAGGAGATATCCATTTGCTATGACTAATGCTGCAATTACATTCTGCGATATCTGCGAGATATTATTTCGCTTGCACAGATTGCAAATAACTGTTAAAACCTCTGATAGTCGTGCTATGAAGTGGGCGAAGTATCTAGGTTTTGTTCCAGAAGGCAACATGAAAATGTATAGCGCTGACAAAGAAGATTTTACAATTATGGGGAGAACGTAATGGGTGGTATTATCGGTGGTGGCGCTCCAAAGCCAGACACATCAGCTTTGCAAGCTCAGCAAAAAGAAAACGAAAGACTAAGACAACAAGCAGAACAAGAAAAACGTAACTTAGCAGAAGAACTTGCTGGTAAACGTAGAGCAAGAACATATGGCGGTTCACGCACTTTATTATCTGAATCAAGACTCAATCCAGAAGCTGGCATTGATGAAACACTTGGTTCTGGTCCAATGGTATAAGGATACATAATGAAAAAAGATAAGATGCAAGCTAAGGTTCACAAAGTAATGCGTGAGTGGAAAGCTGGATCACTTCATTCTGGTAAAGGTGGTAAGGTAGTTAAATCACAAAAGCAAGCTGTTGCGATTGCAATGAGTGAAGCTGGAATGGCTAAAAAGAAATGAAAGAAGTCTGGGACAAAGAAAGACCTAAAGAATTAGGTAAACCTAAAAAACTAACGCCCATGCAAAAAGCAGCAGCAAAGCAAATGGCTAAGAAAGCTGGAAGGCCTTATCCTAATCTTGTAGATAACATGAGGGCAGCTAAAAAATGAAAGCAGAAATTTCAGTTGAATTAGATGCAGAAGATCTTAAAGATAAAAAGTTAGCTGCTTATGTTGCAAAGCTTTTAGCTAAGCAAGCTAAAGAAAAGAAAAAAGGCATGATGAATGAAATGCCAGAAGAAGATGAAGAAGATTAATGGCTATTAACGTTCTTCGTGAATCAGATACTACTAAGTCTAGGCATGTTAATCCAGCCTATGTAGATAAGGATGGCAATAGTTATATTGCTAGCTCTGATAGACCATTCCCTATAATAGACGTTAATCACTTACGTTTGCATGAGGGTAGAGCATATTACATATATAAGATGTATCCATATGCTACTGGGTTATCTGCTGGTGCAAGTATTGATATTGCAATAGCATGGCCAAGTGGAGTAACGCCACATGTATCATTTCAATATGAGAGTCCAGGCGAATCAGAGTTTTATTTATATGAAGAACCTACTACAAGTGGCGGAACAGCTATGACAATATATAAACGTAATAGAAGTGTATTAACATCAAGTTCTGGTGCAGCAGTATTAAATCCTACTGTATCATCTGTAGGCACAGAAATATTTTCTGAGTTTATACCAGCTGGAAACAAAGGCGGTGGTGCTGCAAGTTATAGTTTTGAATATGTATTGAAACCATTAACAACTTATTTATTAAGATTAACTAATGTAAATACTCAAACGCATCCAGCAAACCTAAGAGTAGAATGGTATGAATAATGACACTTAAAAAATATCAGAATCCAAAAGGTGGGCTAAATGAAGCTGGTCGTAAATATTTTAAAAGAAAAGAAGGATCTAATTTAAAAGCACCAGTTAAAGCTGGAACTAACCCAAGACGTGTATCATTTGCTGCTAGATTTAGTGGTATGAATGGTCCGTTAGTAGATGAAAAAGGTAGACCTACAAGACTTAAATTAGCTTTAAAGGCTTGGGGGTTTGGTAGTAAAGAAGCAGCTCGTAACTTTGCAAACAGACACAAGAAAGATTAATTATGGCCGAAATGATGAAATTATCTGTTGATGATATCTTAAAAAGACATAAGAAAGCATTAACTAAAAAAGAAGATTTTAGATCTTTGTATGACGAAGCATATGAGTTTGCTTTACCACAACGCAATCTTTATGATGGTTATTATGATGGTGGTGTAGGCGGTGCTAAGAAAATGAATCGTGTATTTGATTCTACAGCTATCAACTCTACACAACGATTTGCTAATCGTATGCAATCTGGTGTATTCCCACCACAACGCAAATGGTGCAGACTTGAACCTGGCACAGATATTCCAGATGATCGTAAAGAAGAAGCACAAGGTGCATTAGATATTTACACAGAAAAACTATTTGCTACATTAAAGCAATCTAACTTTGATATTGCAATTGGCGAATACTTACTTGACTTATCAGTAGGCACTGCTGCCATGATGGTTCAGCCTGGTGATGATGTTAATCCAATTAACTTTATTCCTGTGCCACAATTCTTAGTATCATTTGAAGAAGGTGCTAATGGTCAAGTAGATAATGTGTATCGTAGATTTAGATTAAAAGCAGAGTCTATTCAATCACAATGGAATGATGCTGTATTGCCACCAGAACTTGAAAGATTAATTGCAGACAAACCTACAGAAGATGTAGAACTTATTGAAGCTGTAATCTTAGATGTTAAACGTGGCGACTATTGTTACCATGTTATCTATGAAAAAGGCAAGGCAGAACTTGTATACAGACGTATGAAAACTAGCCCATGGGTTATTTCACGTTACATGAAAGTAGCTGGTGAGATCTATGGTCGTGGTCCGTTGATTACTGCACTGCCAGACATTAAGACACTTAACAAAACATTAGAACTTGTATTAAAGAATGCATCATTAGCTATTGCTGGTGTATATACCGCAGCAGATGATGGCGTATTGAATCCTAATACAGTGAAGATTGTTCCTGGTGCTATTATTCCTGTAGCACGTAATGGTGGTCCACAAGGCGAATCACTTAAAGCATTACCACGTGCTGGTGACTTTAATGTATCTCAAATTATTATGAATGATCTTCGTCAAAACATTAAGCGTATCTTACTTGATGAGTCATTACCACCAGATAATATGTCAGCTCGTTCTGCTACAGAAGTTGTAGAACGTATGAAAGAATTATCACAAAACTTAGGCTCAGCCTTTGGTAGACTTATCAATGAAACAATGATACCATTGGTGACTAAGATTTTAGATGTAATGGATCAAAAAGGTTTAATTGATCTACCACTTAAAGTCAATGGATTAGAAGTTAAGGTATCAGCAGTCGCTCCATTAGCTATGGCACAAAACATGGAAGATGTGCAGAACATATTACAATATGCTCAGATTGCACAAAGTTCTGGTCCAGAAGCACAAGCTACATTGAAGGTAGGCGCTATGATGGACTTTATTGCTGAGAAGTTAGGTGTGCCACAAAAAGTAAGAACAACCAATGCAGAAAGACAACAGGCAATGCAACAGTCTATGCAGATGGCACAACAAGCAGTTCAAGCTAATCCACAAATAGCAGCAGAAGCAGCTAAAGGATTAATGAAAGGATAATAATGGCTGGATGGGAAGATTTAGATAACCCATTGCCATTAGACGTTAGAGATGTAAAGCAAGCTAGAGATGATTTAGATCGTCTTACCTTGCGCGTCTTTGGTGATGATGACGGAAAGAAATTACTAGAATGGCTACGACAAGCTATTTTAGAGCAACCAGTTGCCTTGCCTGGTAGCGACTCAAGTTACGCTTACTATCGTGAAGGTCAAAATAGTATTGTGAGAGATATTGAAGCAAGGTTAATTCGAGCAAGGAAACTATAATGGAAGATAATATCGAGCCTAGTGTAAATGAGAATGATTCTCAAGAAACTGGCCTACTTGATAATGCAACAATAGAAGCAGATCCAAAAGACGCAAATCCTAACGCAACAGAAGTAAGTCATTTAGCACAAGATGAAAACGCTATAGATGACGATCCACTAGAAAGACCCGATTGGTGGCCAGAGAATTTCTGGAAAAAAGATGAATCAGAGCCAGACCTAGAAGCTATTGCTAAATCTTGGACTGATCTACGTAAACAAATCTCACAAGGTAAACATAAAGCACCAGCAGATGGTAACTATGATGTATCAGCTTTTGGTAATACACCAGAAGATGATCCTGTTAGGAATCATGTGGTATCATGGGCTAAAGACTATGGCGTAAGTCAAGCAGCTTTAGATGCTTTAGTAAGTAAAGTTGTTGAAATGGGTGGCACTAATACTGAAAATATTAAGATGTCATTAGAACAAGAAAAGAAAGCGCTTGGTCCAAATGCCGATGCACGTATTAATGGCATGGTTAAATGGGGTTCTAGCCTTGTTCAAAAGGGTGTATGGGGTAAAGATGACTTTGAGGAGTTCAAAGTTATGGGTGGCACAGCTAAAGGTATCGCTGCTTTAGAAAAATTACGTGGCGCATACGAAGGTAGAATCCCAACGGAGTCTACTCCAATTGAAGGCGCTCCGTCAAAAGAAGAACTTTATGCTATGGTAGCTGACCCTAAATACCAAACAGATCCTGGTTTCCGCAAGAAAGTAGAAAGAATGTTTGAATCTAATTTTGGTTCATAATAGCTCCGTAGTTCGTGTCTGACCCACTTCGGTGGGTCTTTTTTTGCTTTTTACACAAAAAGCTTGCACAAATTTGCATAATATGCTAAAAATTGTCCAAGGCTCATTGCATTCGCAACCCTTCACACAAGTCGTCTTGTCGTTTGGCTATCGTAAATAGCAAGCACTGGCCCAGGTTTTGTCTGGCTAACCAAAGCGATAAACTTTATTTTTATCAATTCTAGGAGAATAACATGGCTATTGGATTATCAAGTGCTTTTGTAACCCTCTTTGATGCCGAAGTTAAACAGG